CTCAACTAATTAGCTCCGATTAAAGAGCAGATGCACCAGTTTCCAAACGGCAAACTGCTGCATCACGGAAGATGCCCCAGCCACCGAAGTACTTCCAGCCGAGTGCTGACTTACGGCGAAGGATGTCGATCTGAGGTGCAATGACGGTTTGTACATCATAAACATTAGCCTCAAGAAGAGCTTCCTTACCAACTGCAACAGCCTTGTAAACAGTTGCAGATGCTGCACCTTCAGCAGCAGAAGGAACACGAGTTGTCTGAACAACTTGGAATCCTTCAAGAACACCGATGGTGCCAGTCAATAGGTTGCCAACATTCTCGGTTGTGTACTTGTGAATGTCAACAAATCCGCCTGATCCGGTTTCGGCACGAAGGTCGAAAGCCTGACGAGGGTGGATGAACAAGGTGTAAAGATCACCGATACGAGGCTGTGCTGATGCCTCAAGAAGGGTGGTCTGAGCCTTACGAAGCATTGTTGTTGAAAGAACATCAGATGCTGTAAGAGTTGCTGTTGATGTACGAGTTCCGCCGTACTTAACAACAGTTCCGCCTGTAAGGGCAGTAGCAACAAGCTTGTCGAGAGTATCGGCAGCGTTGTATGCAATAGCATCACCGATCATTGTGTCAATGTCAGAGAATGCTGCAAGGTTTACCTTCTCAGTTTGCTCAACTGCATTACCGTATTCGGTAACAGTTACAGTAACTTGAGATGGGTTACCCAATGCAACTGGAGTTACATCGGATGTTTCGGTTAGAGCTGTGGTAGCAGCAGTCAAGTTGTCGTAAACGGCAAACTTGAGAGTTGTACCCGGGTTGGTCATAGAGACAGGGCGTAGATCTGCAACAGAACGCATAACAGGAAGTGAGCGGAGTGCAGCACGAACATATGTGTCATATGCATTGACTACGAGGTTGCCTAGACCAGAGATTTGTGTAGTTGCCATTTGGCACTACCACCTTTCTATGGGTTAGTAACCCTGCTTACCTAGATCAGCAAAGAGTTGCTTGAGGGCTTCTGGCCCCTTTGCAGCAGCTTCTTCCATCTGGGCTTGAATCAATCGTTCTCTGTCGGCTGTGAGACCGGCATCGACTGTTGACTGAGCCTTGATGTAGCTTTCCTTGAAACCTTCTGGCAAGTTTGGGTTTGGTTGATTTGAACTTTGACTTGAGACACCGAAGACTTCTCCGTTTTCTTCAAGCCATTTCGACAACGATTCCTCCGTGAGGTCGATGTCCTGCGGAATGAATGAAGCAATCTTCGGATTCACTCCTCGAGCCGACAAGGTTTCTTTGATAGTTCGATCTCGTTTTTCCTTACGCAGTTCGGCAAGCTCTGCCTGAATTTCCTTCAGTTGCTTGTCTTTTTGCTTATTTGCTTTGCGTAGGTTGGTGAAGCTATCTTCTTGACCTTCGTTTTCGAAGTCATCCTCATCGTATTCGTAATTGGACATTTGTCCTACTCCCTTTTTGTTTGTTTGTCGCTGGCCTCAAATAGATCGGGGAATCTACTTGGCTCCAACTTCCGGGCTAATACTCACCTCAAGTTCCGGCATTTCAAGAGATGGAGTGGGTGTCTGGGTCTCGAACCCAGATGATTGCCAATCACCCTGTCATTCAATTATTGGGCCCTTTGCCTCAATGCTCTTTGACCTACTCCTGAGGTGCCAGAGAACTGTGCAAGGTTAGTTGCTTTTAGTCTTTCCATAATTTGCTGTGATGCAGTATCTGCACCGAACTCAGCAGCAATGGCTTCCTTGGCTCCGAAGTTCTCACCATAGATCTCAGCAAGGTTTCCGTATTGCTGGATGTTCTGTGAAACTTGTGAATACTTCTGGCGTTGAGTTCCATAGGCAAGAGATCCTGCACCGTATTGCTGTGCAATATCTGCTTGTTCCTTAGTCAAACCTTCTAGCAATGCAGCGGCAGTATTGAGATTCTTACCGGTGATTGACTCAAGGATTGGCTGACCTCTCTCTGGGTCAGCAAAGTATGCTGTCAACATATCATCGTTGATTCCATAAAGGTCACGAAGTTGTCCACGAATTGTTGGATTAGTTGACTGCACAAAGTCTCTATATGCTTGGAATACATTTGATACATCGACTGCTGTGTAGTTGTTCTTTAGGAACATCTGGAAGTCTTTGGTCTGATCGTAAAATCCCTTTGGTGCATTGTATGAAGTAAGCACCTTCTGGTATTCATCTTCCATTCCAACGATTGTCTTCTCATCTAATGATCGATAACCAGCAGCCAAACGAGCTTCGTTTACTTGACCAAATCTTTCATAGTATGGCTGGGTCTGGATTAACTGTAGATAGAAACCTTCTGAGGTTGTAGGGATTTCGTCAAACTTATTGCCCCTGCGGTCTACACCTTCACCACGGAAGATCTTGGCAATAACATCTCCAAACTCTGGAACACCCATTTGAGTGAATCGTTCTGTAATGATGTCATAAGCAGACTTGCGTTCTTTGGCTAACTGATCGAGACGAGCCTTATCTGCTGCTGCTTGCTGTGCTTTAAGTTGTGCTTCGAATCCTGCTGTTGCTTTAGCAATAGCAGCATCGATTGCTTTTTGGATATCTTCTGGTGTCATTCCACCAGTTGAACTATCTGGTGATGGAGTATCGCTAAATGTTCCATCATCATAATAGGTACGAATTACACGATTTGCACCAGATCCAAGGATTTCAGTTCTAACAACTTTTTTACCTGTAGGGGTTCCAATTACTTCAGTAGTTCCATCATCATAAGTTACGGTTACTGTTCCATCAGCATTTGTAACTCGAGAAACAATTTTCTTTCCGCCAGTACCGCCAGTACCTCCTGTACCGCCAGTACCGCCAGTACCACCATCTCCACCAGTACCACCATCGCCGCCTGTACCGCCTGTACCACCAGTACCACCTGTGGGAGTTACGCCAGTTACATCTGTAATTTTGTCTGGAGCATTCTCAAACATTCGGAATGAACCGGGATCAAACACACCAGATGTACTTGCTACATTTGAAATAGGATTAGAGCCAGTACCAAGACCTGCACCAGTACCTGCTTGACTTGCACCATAAGGGTTTGTTGCTGTATCAGGTGCAGTAATCTTTACCTTTGTACCACTATAAAGAACTGTCTGACCAGCAGATGCACGAGCTGCAAGTGTTGGGTTATCTGCAAGAATTTGTGCAACAGTAGTACCGTTTGCCTTAGCAATACCAGAGAGGGTATCGCCTTTCTTAGCCGTGACTCTTTCTGCCATGTCTTATAGTCCTAACATTTCTTTCAGTTGTAGTGTGATTGTGTCTGCCTTACCTCTAGCGTTAGATGTGTACTGCCAACGACTGTCTTTGTATAGGCCCTGCTCAAACATCCACAACGGAACGGTTTCGTAAGAAGTTGAATTACCTTTAGCATCCGTAATTGCTTTGCCTTGCATAGCTTTACGGATGGTTGGATCTTCCAGATCGAGACCACCTTCTGGGATCTCAAGGATACGAACCATTGCTTGGATGTAAGGACTTGCAATGGATAGTGGAGATTCTCCATTAAGGATTCGATCACGGAATGCTGGGAAAGCAGCGATGGCTTGCTGACGAAGGTTCTCATCAATCTGCTCATTGTTAGAGTCGCCAAGGAAAACATTCTTAGCAAGGTTGTTTGCTGCTTCATCTGTAATGCTCAAACCATACTGGCGGTACTTAGTCTGAACCATGAGTTTATTAGCATTGATTTGCTGTTGAACCTGTGGCTGTGATAAGTACTTGTCAGTACGGCGAAGTTGCTTAGTAAAGTCTCCAAGGTCTGATGACTTGGTTAGAAGGCTCTGGAAGAGTTGGTCATTGACCGTAAACTGAGAAGCTGCAATCTGGAAGTTAGTCCGATAGATCTCAATATAGTCGGCTGCTGCTTGATTGAAATCAAGACCTGCCCTCATTGCTCGGGCTACATCTGGCTTGACTGTATCAAGTTGGAACTTCTGAATAGACATCAAACGGATGTCATATTGAATCTCTTCACGATCCTTGACCTTGGCAAGGAGTTGATCTCTAAATGCAGTCTGTTGATCTGATGTAAGAGTTACACCGTTAGCCAATGAGTATCCACCGATAGTGGCATTGACTCTCTGGTTTACATCTTTGTACCAAGTGGTATTGCGAAGGAATCCTTCGACATTGGCTGTGGATTCATTAACCTTAGCAAAGTCAATAAGCTTGTTGTAAATCGTTGGATAGTTGGACTTGAAATACTCAAGAAGATACTTCGATCCATAGGTACCAAGTGTTGCTTCCTGCTTGGCAGTAAGACCTGCTCCCTCTTCTTCGGCTTTTGTAAGAACACCATTGGTGTACTTCTTGCCTTGGTATGTACCTGTAAAAGGAGTACCATTTTTAGTTAAAGGATCTTTGTCGCTTCCTTTACCCTTGTAAACAATGTTACCGCTAGTGTTATTAACCTTCTTGTTACCACTTGAATCAACTGTAACATCTGGTGTTACGGTCTGATCTCCAGCAACATTAGTGGCTAATGGTTGACCACCAAATGGTCTACTACCCATTGAAACTCCACCATCGGCAGTAACAGGTGCAGGTTTTGGTTGAAGTTTTTCAATTTCAGCATCAACATCTGCGGTTGATTGGCCTTGATCGACTAAACGCTGCTTCTTCTCTTGAAGAGATTTAAGTTTGTCTGATGTCTTCTTGTCAGATTTAGCCTTTTCAGCATCAGACTTAATCTTCTTAATTTTGGATTCAATACCCGGAAGTGCAGCCTTAGCGGTATCGTAATTCTTCTTAGCAGCCTTATATGCAGTAGATCCAACCTTAGATGAATCCATCTTGGCTTTGGCTTCACCAAGCATTCTAGTGAAGTTATATCTCTGTTCTTCTAACTTAAATAGATCTTCAGCCATTAGAACTCACCTGCCAATCTTCCAATAACATCGCCATAGGAGTTGAGTCTCTTGTCAACTGCTTCTGCTTCTAAAGCAGGATTTTCCATAACGGTTTCTTCGATAAGTTGCTGGGTTCCAGCAGCATTAAGACCACCAGTAGTGGTTGAACTGTAGACACCCGGGCTTACCATGGTCTGTGTTGTCACAGATGGATTCTCTCTTTCGGCAGCGTTCAATGCTTTCACAAGCATCTTGCTTTCCTTCTCAGATGGATCTCTACCAAGGATTGCTCGTAATCCACTCTGTACGATTCCTCGAGCTGCTATTGGATCAGAGATGTTGTAGGAGATATTCTTAGTTG